CCGCATTTCGTGCTCCCTTCTATTACGCTGTAACGCTCAGGGCTGAATATCGCCGCTTCCTGTTTTGCGTAGAGTGCGGGTCTCCGATAGGAGATGTTGGGAATCGCCGTTTGTGTTGTCACTGCTTGCCGCCTCGATGCTGAATGTCACCTCGCCATCGGTGAGGTGTATGGAACGCTGGTCGATGCTAATCAGTGGCTCCTTCGGAATCACTCCGTTTATCTCGCTGATACGGTGCATGACACTCATCACCATCTTCGTCGCTTCAAGGTCTCCGTTGAGAGCCTGAGGCCACCATCTACTGAGGAGCGTGGTGTAACGCTCCATCTGCAATGCACGCACCGAGTCAGCGGTATGGGATGCCGCCTGCGCGAGGTCGCCTAGCACCCGCTTGATTTCCCGATGCACAAGCGAGCGAGCCACGCCGAGCGTATCGGCTATCTGCCGCTCAGTCGCGCCTGCTTTCGCCAGTTCCAGCATCTGGTAGCGGCGGGTCTCGGCGGCTATGCGTTGCGCCTTGGTAGGTGATAGGCCTTGTTGGTCAGCCATAGAGTATAGCCCTCAAGTCTTCTGCCACAGCGTCGGCTTGCTTGACTCCATTCACCAGTTCGATATCGTAGAACCAGCGACGCCTGAGATTGTCGACCTTGGTGATTCTTCCGGCAAACCACTGCTCGTTGAAGGAATGCCCTCGGAGCCATGCTCGGTAACGAGCCTGCAAGGGCGTCACGTCGATTAAGACAATACGCAGAGGAACGCCCAAGCCTCCCAACGCCTGGAAGAAGCTGGTGTTGCCTAGCCTGTCGCCTTCGGCGATAATCAATTCCTCCGGAGAGGCAGGAAGCCATTTGAGGACGGCTGGTTGCACGTTCATAGGCAATGCGTCTGTCCCACCAAAAGCGGCCCTGCTTGCCCCAAGCTGTATGGCTCCATCGGCATATACGATGTGTTTGAATGGCTTGTCCCGCTCAGTGGCAACAGGCGAGGTGATGGCTTTGCCCAGAGCGGTGGTTTTGCCGCTACCAGGATAGCCGATGACATAGACCATAGAACGAGGCATCAGACTGCTGGGCCTTGTGGAGCCGCGTGCAACAAGTAGTCCTTGAAGGCTTCATTATACAGAGCCGTGGGCCGCTCTTGAAGAATCTTGGCCACTGCATCTGCGCCAGTCATGCCGCCTCGCATCAGCACCAGCCCAGCCAGCAGGCAACTCCGGTTCTCGCCGCCGTAGCAATGCACAAGCACTCCTTCGTGAAGGGTGCGCCTGTATAGCACCTCTGCCCACTCCAACAGCAACTTCTCGTCTTCCGGCGCAATGCCATCGAACGAATCGCTGATACGCACCATCACATACTGCACCTTGCCGAACATCTCGAGGTCGGCATCGGTGCATTTCTTAGTCATGTTCACAACCGTCCGAATCCGCTTGGACAGGAAGGCATTCATCTTCTGCTCAAGCGTAAACCTCCGCGTATCGGCACTCACATACAGGTTTGGGCCCATCTGGTAGAGGGCCATCTCTTTGTACCGGATTGGCGAGTCCTGATATGGCTGTTCTCTCATAATCATATATCGCGTCACTCCATACATAGCCGTGGTCGGGGATGCAACCACCCAACTCGTCCCTGCGCTGGCTCCAGCCGTTTGCCTCGCCTAATGCCCACGAGGGATACAACTCTTTGCGGATTCTGAAGAAGTCGGGCCATTCCCCGAAATACTCTGCTGTCTTTGTGTAATGCCCAAACTCGGAGTCCAACGCTCGGCCTGGGTACTGGTTATACTTGGTGGCTTGCTTGAACTCACAGAGATAAACCTCGGCCTGGAACATGGTGATATCGATGCCTTGATTGCGGCCTGACCAGCGCAGGTGGCCGACCTTCTCGGCGACTGCGGCTAACTGCCTGTCGGTATTCCCACGCTGGAGGCTTGGGTCGCTGTACAGTTCGCTTAGTTGCTCTCGTGGCGAGTCGCCGCCGATGGGCCGGATGTCCGGCAGGGATAGCGGGACGTATGCCTGCCGCGTGAAGGTCTCCAGTAGCTTCATGAGCGCATACCGCCCTAGTCCCCAGACTGAGGCATCGAGGTTGTCCCATATCTGCTGGTATCGCGCCTCTGCGCCGAGCCTATGGTCTAGCCTATCGACGTCGAAGTAATATGGCGCGTTGGTCGTTAACCAGCGAGCGTACGATTCCAGGTGCCGAATCAGCTTGGGAATGCTTCGGACGGCCCGACGCTCTCGCCGGAAGGACAGACCGCTCCAGTTAGCCTCTACGAACTTGGCGATTTGAGAGTGTTCCTCCAGCCAAGGCAACGACATCCGAGACCAAGGGAGAGCCTCCCACAAACGGTAGCCTGTGGGGACGTTGTAAACCGCTACATAGCACCCAGCAAGCCATAGCCCATCTTGCCAGTCCATATCCTTGCTCATGTGAGCAATCATATCCAGATGGGTGTCTGGCCCACCCGTCATGCGGTCATACTTAACAAAGTCCCAGAATAGTTTGGTAGCTGTGAGCGAATCCATCATAGGGTTACGACCAACGCGTCGTCCGGCCATGCTGAGCCACCGCTGTCGTCACCGTCTCTGCCATAGCGTCCGCATCCATCTCGGCCTCGCTCGGCGGCTTCAGCGTCTTCTGTTGGAACCGCACCTTGTTCGCATGTTCTTCCTCGACCGTCCCGCATTGAAGCAGGGCAGTCCGATAGTACAGCACCAGAGAGATGCGTTCGGCGTCCTCGGAGTGCAGTTCCAGCCCAGTGTTCCCGTGCCACTGGTGCGCGTCCATGAGGAGCAGGTCGCCGTCCTGCATATCGACTGAGACGCGGTACTCCGGCAGAGTTAGATGCCCTCCCGAATATTGGCCACGCCGCCATACCGCCAAGCAAGAGAAGCCTGTATCCAGGTCGCCCTTGTCCTTGTGGACGCCAGTAGGATAGGTGTTGTTGACAGTCATCGTTGTGAACGGAGTGTTCGGCACACGCCATGCTGGGTCGGTGGCTTGCGCCCTCGCCCACTGGATAGCGTGCCTCTCAGGAACGTACTCTCGCATGAGGCCTCCGATATGCTCGAACAGTGGGTACATGCTCCTGAACTGCTCGGTGTGCTGGCCTGTCCAGGCCGTCGTCCGGCAGTAGGGCGTGCGCGGTGTCGAGTAACTGCCGTCGAAGTGGCCTATGACCGATGACGCTATCTGGTTCGCGTGGCTCTGTTTGTTCTTCATACGGTATTGCGAGCCGCTGGCATTGCCACGTGTGTCGGACAACTGCTTGATAGTGTGTAGCGTCGGATAATGTTCCTCGTTCCAAGTCCCTGAGAGTACCCCAGGGAGGTAAACGGCCAACGGCTGCCCACTCGGCCCGATGACTCGCGTCGGCCCTGTAAGACGGACGTTATAGTCCGCCTCAGTGATTATCTTGCCGACCTTCTTCTCCAGTTCCGCCTGTGGTATCTTAGTCCGCACCCTGATTTCAACCAGTTCCATCGTTTGCCCTCCTGATGGCCTCATAGAAAACGTCAGCAAGTGTAGCCATGCCCCATTCCTCGCCAAGCAGGTAACTCTTGGCCATGACCTCATCATACTTGGCCAACTCGAAATGCAATAGCAGGCCTTTGAGGTTCTCAGGAACAGTCCCGCCGCTTGGGAAGTGGTTGTCCGGCGGAACGTACTCAGCGGCAGTGGCTTGCTCCAGCAGTTCTGTAAGGCCCAGGCTGTAATTGTCGCTGATGTCTTCTAGCAGAGCGTTCAGGGATTCGTTGTCCCGGTCTATGCCAGCCAGCAACGTGGACAGGGCATCGACATCGGTCTCTGCCAGGGACGCCAGTGGGTCGAGAGTTGCCAGCACCTCATCGGCCTCCTCCTCTGACAGGTCGGTGACCAATACAGGCACCTCCGTATCGGGCGTCATCTCGGCACGCAGATGCCCATCTATCAACATCAGCCCATCGGCGGTCTCACGAGCGATGACAGCGTCAGCATAGCCGACCTTGGCTAGCATGGTGCGGATGCCGTCTTGCTGAGCCACGGGATGCACCCGCCAGTTCTTGGGATTCGGCAGAAGTTCCGACGCTCGGACGCGCCTCAATTCCTTGATTCGGTCTCTAATCTTCATCGCACACCTCCTATGCGCTCACTGGCGTCACTGTTATCTGCACACACGCGTCAGTCACCTTAGGCACCTTGACATGATTGAGCGTGTATTCGACCACATGCGTAGGGTCGTCGTCCATGAGGATTCCGGCATCAACCAGACCGTCCACAGATGGGGCCGCAATGCACGCCAATCCATCGAAATCCAGTGGTTTGCGTGCATATCTCTGCACGATTGCGATGCGAGCCTCGCTCGGAGTCTCCCACGTTTCAGGTTTTTCAGCAAGGCCCAGAATAAAAGCTGTCTCACGAGCCTCTGCTATTAACTGCCTTGACGTACGCCAATTGCTCCGGCGCAAGCCGTTCTTGGACAGCCGATTATCAGGTAACACCTCTATCGTCACTGATTGCGATATATCCATAATACCTCTCTCTATAACACTATATGTACGCCCTATGCCCTTACGTAGTAAGGGCTAGGGCTACATAGTTACACTGTAACACCAAGTTAACTGTTATCCAGCCTGTGGTTAACTGTTAACCTAGGTCTTCAGGCGACGGCGATAAGGACAGTCCCAGTTGCCTCCCATACCGCATATTGGCCGCAAGGTCGTCGTGGTCTTGTTCCCAGTACCGTAGAGGCATCGCCAATTGTGGATTATGGCCTCGGTTAATGGCAAACGCGTACTCTAGGAAGTGCGCCATCGTTGCCGTGTAGGTTGTTCCCACATCCGAGGCCCACACCTCTATCTTGGTCGCTCCAGCGTCCATTGCCTCCTGAATGGTGGCCTTGTCGAATGCCCAGGAAGGAGGCTTGCGGAGCATGTGCTTTGTAGAGTCAACCTTCTTAAACAAGGCCTCCCCGTCAATCACTGCCACCACCCGCCCATCGGCTGTGCGTATTGGTATCGTCATTTTGTCTCCCTTCTACCAGTTGGATTCTGCTTCTTGCCATTTACCGTTGACCGACTCGAACCGCTCGTCTCTGGACATGGTGGCTTTCACCACATTGGCGGTCTTCTCCGTGAGGTCGGCCAATTCCTGCGTCGTCTGCGGCCCGTTCTCGGCTATCGCCGCCTCGGCCTGTTTCCACAAGGCCAGACCTTTCCTAAGCTGGGCATTTTCCCGGATATCCAAGGCCTCTATGGTAGACCCTTGTTCCCAGGTCAGCCTGATGCCCAGAGCCTCACGCAATGCGCCCAGATTGCTCTTGCGGTGGTGCAACGCATAGTCGCTGTAATTGCTATTTTCCTTCTGTGCGCTTTCCAGCTGGAACGTGTTTCGAGGTATGTTCTGCCAGTACACAGAGCCGAATGGGCTACTGTGTGCGCCCTTCTTAGCCGAATGCGTGACATGGGCTATGATGAGCGACTGCAACGGCTTGTCGTGGTCGCTGAGGCTCCTTAGAGCCTCGAAAAACTGGAGCGTAGCCGATGCCGATTCCGGCTCGCCTCCGCACGCTGGCCCTGCGCTGTCGACGCAGATTGTGCCTATATTGCGCTCTTTAATCTGCGCCTTGAGAAACTCAACGTCGTTGTGCAGTGGCCCAGCCATGTATCTATAAAACACCATGCCTGTGCGTCCGCTGGCTGGAGCCTTTGGGTCGGGCCATGCGCCTGTCTCGATATTCCGAGTTTCGAGGATGTCGCGATTCCGCCACCATGTCTGACGCTCGGAGGTTTCCCAATCGAGAATCAGGCAGTTGCTCTGCTTGGCTGTCAGCCCTGCTACATCGTGACCCGTATGCACCGCGCTCAGAAAGTTAAGAGCGAGGATGCTTTTCCCTACGCCACCAGGGCCGTAGACAAGAGTGGGCATGCCTTCCCAAAGAAGTCCGCTTAACACCTGTTCTGTAGGCGCTGGAGCGTCCATTGACCCCAGAGCAATAATCGGCGTGCCAGAGCGATACCGCTCCAACACAAGAATCGTCGCTTGGGTCAGCCGTTGCCTCCAATCGAGTCGTTCACTCACTCGCTCAAGGTCTGCCAACACACCTCGCCAAGTTTTGGTTATTGAGGTTCGCATTGGCCCTAGCAGATGAGGCGACAATTCTGCCTCGTCCTGTATCGTTATCTCAGCGTCCACGTGGTAGTCGCGATGCTCGTAAATGCGTTCCATCCGCATCACAACGCCCTCGCTCCAGCTGACTACATAGGTATTCCCCAATACCTCCAAATTGGGGATTGTTAGCTGTGTCATAGAGGTGTTCCTCCTTTCCTCGGTTCTGGTTTCTGTGTGACTGGCGGAGAAGCTGGCCGATGACGGGACTTGCCACCTTCCAGGCTTTCCAAATATCCCAATAACGCAAAAATAGCCTCGGCCAGAATCCCATCTTGGGAATCCAACCGAGGCTTATTCTGCGACCTACCGTGTGCTGTATCCACGGCTCGGCACCACCCGCTTCCTGGGTGAACGTCGTAGTCGTGGATATCGCAAAAGTCAGGCGTGCAGGGCATTATTCCTCAATGCCCTCTAACAGCAATTCAGCGAGTCCCTGCGCCGATTTGTATTCCTCCTTGAGGTAGTCCGCCGAACTCTTGTATCCATGCCTGTCCAAGACTTCCTGAACCTGTTCCTTGCTCCAGCCCTTGCCTGACACCCACTTCCCCAGCGCCGAACGATTGCGTATCACTGGCACCGCTGGTGCGCCGATAAGGTCTTCTATCGACGGTTCTTCCGGCTCTACGCTGACCAGCGTCGCGCCAGCGTCCTGTGCGGCTTGCACCACGTTAGGGAGCGTGCATATGTTCCCACCCAGCCTCTCCTCCAACCGCGTGTTGTACCAGTCGGCTATCCTCTCGGCCTTGTCGAGCGTTTCATCAAGCGTATCCACAACCTCGGAGACGCCGTTCTCGCCTGTCACCGTGCCGTGTTCCTTGGCGTCCGACCATGCCTTGCGGTCATTGATTCCGCCTTCTCTGACGCGGACAGCCATATTGGCATCCACAAACACCGCTGGTGGTATCCCTGCGGCGGACGAGGTGGCCCTTAGCGGAGCGGTTCGGGGCGATGCGGTAGATTGGCCTACCGCGTTCCCGTTTGGCCCTTCTGACGACAGAACGCCGACAAAATTCCACTCCAGTTGCCATTTCTCCTCAGTGCCGTCGATGTCGCCCTCGGTGAGTGCGCCCTGTTTGATGTAGTAGTTGCTCCTGCGATAAGCCTCAAACTCGCCCATCACGCTGTCTCCGACTTCAGGCGGGTCGCCTTGCGCCTTGCGCCAAGTCAGGAACCTGAACGTCTTTGTCCCGAATGCCGGAATGTCGGCATCTATCGTGTACCTCCAGTTGTTGTCGTCTTTAACGGCAACAATCTGGGCCTGGGTAATTACGTTGTCCATCGTTACTCCCTCAATCTCAATGACACTTTAGGGTTGCCGTATATCTTCGCGTCCTCGATTATTGCCGCATGCTCGTGGCTGAATTTTGCCAGCTTGCGACCAGACGTCATGTTCCACTTCTCCGGCCGTCTTACCACCTCCTCGTGTTCCGGATAGTAGATACGTTCCAGGTCTTCAGGGTCGGTTATTTCCCGCAGTCTGGCGAGAATGCTAACGTCGTACGTCACCGAGCCACGAATCTCCACCTCGTGCGTCTCGGTCTTGGCTACCGTCGCGCCTCTGTCCATCATCAGGTGAACAATGCGCTTTTCAAGCATCCACTTGCTTCGTTCCAGGCTTGCCAGCCTGTCCACCACCGTGGCCAACTCTTCGACCAACTCGTCGAATGTGAAGTCAACCGCTTCCTGCATCTGTTGGGTTCCCTTCTCGGATTCCATTAGCTACCTCTTTTCTGGGTCTGCCAGGGCCAGGGCCAATCTGCACCCGCACAAACGGATACGGTATCAGCCACATCATCCCTCCAGGCCCATAGAACTTCCTGCATTTGCCGAACGCGCCACGCTTCACCAGTACATGGATTCGCTGACGCGTCAAATCGTAGTAATCTGCCGCCTCTCGTACCGTTGCCCATTTGCCGAATGGCATGTAAACCTCCTTTTGGTTGACGGGTGACAATGAGTATAGCACCCGCCAACCGAAAAGGCATCAGCCACTAGAGGCCCAATGCGCCTGTCTCCAATGCCGTCGCCATCTCTGGGTCGGGCATCTGGAGAATCGTCCAAGCCTTCGCTCGCATCTGCTGGCTGGAACCGAACCAGTTATTTTCCAGTCGGCGATTGACAACGTCCTCTCGCCCACTGCCCACGGATTCCACCGCTCTGCCGCCTCTCCAGAAGTCAGCGAACTCGGTGACCGCTCCATAGGCATCCCAGCGAGTCTCGCCCTTCCGCCCGACTCCGAAGTTGAACAACTCGACCATCTTCTCGCCACTCGCGCCCTTGATGCCGTGCTGTTCCTCGATAGCCTTCTTAGGGTCAAGGTCGAAAAGTTTGCGAGTCAGCAATTCCATCTGACCGTCGGTGAAGGCCTTGTCCGCAATGTCGTTGCACTGGGTCAGGAAGGCATCCATGAACACGCGGTTCAAGCCGAGGAGGTCACGCGCCTCTGACACTCTGCCTGTGATGCCAGCGGTGTGCCGTGCCGCAAATGCCGCTTGGCCGCGAGTCGCCGAACCGAGCGTGTTGGCGCAGACGACCTCGACAGGCGTCATCCTCATGCGGAGAGCCGACCCGCCGTCGTGCGAGTTGTCGAGCAGTATATAGGACTCCAGCTTTTCGCCGTTGTCCAGTTCCCACTCGCCCTCGCCCATGTGGGCCAGTATCCATACCTTCTTGCCTCCCCAGAGGGTGCCAGCCGTATGGTAGGATGCGCTCCCAGTGCCTACTATCGAGTCAAAGAAGTTGAAGCACTCGACGTTCTGCACTGGCGTGTACCTGTTGGAGACCGTTCCCAATATGGTCTGGGTGTCCTCGCGAACGGTGAAAGCCTTGCCCTCGACCTCGACGTACTTCGGAGGGCCATACTCTGGGACGAACGCCAGTGACTCTTTGCGGTAGACTGGCTCAGTGACGACATTCCAGTCCATACTGGCAGCAGCGATTGCCTCTGCCGCTGTCATGGCTCCATCGACCTGCGTTCCAAGGCCGTGCCAAGGTGTGCGTCCGGCGTAGGCCATACCGTCTGTTTTTGTGATTCCATGTGCCATTAAAAAATCTCCCTTACTCTGGGTTGATGTTGGTTGGCGGGATAGCTAAACGCTCCTTTCTCCCTATTATTCTGGCCGATGGCCCACACCATCGACAGTTGGTGGGACGCGGCCCTGGCATCCAGCCAGAGCCGCCGCTGTGGGCCTAACCCTCTTTGTTATCTCGTGCCATATGGCAGTGACATCCTGGCAGATGGCAAACTTTCCGGTGGCAGTGGCATCCTGGGAATGGGCAGACCATGATTACACCTCTCGCTAATTAGACTTCGTCCGCTTGGCCCCGCATCTGGTGCATACAACATTAGTTGTGGGCCACCACCAAATGAAGGTGTGGCCCTCCGGTGGATATAGTTCCCGCCGTTCGATACAACTCTTTGCTGGATAAGTCTTCTTGTCCCTCATGATTACACCTCTTCGCCGAATGGGCCACGCTGGTCGCGGACACCCAAATCGTGGTCTAGGTCGATGTACTCCAAATCCGTGTAGCCCTTGGCTACGGGGACTTTGCTATCATCCGGTGCGAACATCAGGCTCACCGCGTCGATGATGTCAAGCACGTCTTCCAGTTGCTCAATAGCGGCATCTGTGCGGCCATGCAAGTCCTTGAGTTGAGCCAAAACCTGTTTCTCCAGTTTGGCTTGGGCCACATTCGCGGCGTCTTTGCCTGCGTCGTAGTCATGCGTCCCTCTCCGCTCCTCACGGCATGGCTCACACCGCTTGGGCGGGTTCAGGTTACGCTCGTAGAACCATCCCAGATGCTCGGCTGTCATTGAATAAGCCTCGCCACAGTCCGCGCACAGGAAAGTGCTGTATGCGTTTGAACTCGATATGTCGGTTCCGGCGCTCTGCATCATCCGCCTCGCCTTGTCCTCAGCCAGCCGTTCGTGAGTCTCAACCGACGGGTGGCGAGGCACATTAGGATGAGCCTCTGTGAAGGCCTGTTCTGGAGGCGTCAGTATGGTTGCCTGTTGTCGCGCAGTGGCGATTTGGTCGTCTGTCCGCTCCGGCGCCTTGGCAGAGACGCCGAGGTCTTGGAGCGTCTGGTAGACAACCGAGGTAGACCGCCTGAGGATTCTGGCGATGTCTACCACTGGCAAGGCGTATGCCGCCAAGTCGATAATCTTGCCTCTTTCCTCTACCGTTAGATGGGTTCGCTTCTGATTAAGCAATGTCTTGTCCTTTCTGGGTTCGCGTCATTTCGGGATTGTTGTTCGCTCCTTCCACTCTCGTGATTTTCACCGTGGCCCGAACCAACGGTAAGGTGAGACCCGCCGTGCCTATGGCACGGCGACGCTTCGGGCTTAACTCCTCAGTAGGCATGGGCAGTGGCACTGCCACTTGCCAAACAGCTTCATCGTTTGCTTGCAACGGTGGAGGTCGAGGTCTATGTGCTTATACCTCCAGCAGTTATTGCAAAGTTTCAGTTCGGTATTGATGCTCGGCTGTCTGGGAATCAGCCAGCCCTCATTGTTCAACCAACCCATAATGGGCCTCCTTATTCCTCGTTTGTCCCGTCTTAGCTTGTCCTCAGAGCGTCGCAATGGGCGAGGGTAGTGCCAATGCCTACCCTCGCCCTAAATGCAGCCTCTAAACGAATCCCTACCTCAAGGGTGTAGACCACCAAGTATCTCGACCAGAGTGACCCATTTGAGGATTCAAGGCCAAGTGTGTGGCCTTCGCACCCAACACCGCTATGCGGTGGACGTACTCGCCAGTGTGGGGAGTAACCGAGCCACCCTCGTGTGCTAACTCGTGGAGTATCAGTTCGGTCTGGTGAGGCATCGGAACCTTAACGTGACCGTTCTCGGCCTCGCTCCAGACCGTATCCATCTTGAACCAATCCTTGCCGAGCCTGTCGGACACAAAGTCCAGCGTCCGGCCACCGTACTGAGCGGCACGCTTGTCGGCGACTGCCTTCATAGAGATGAACCGCACGTTGCATTCGAACCCTAGCAACCGTTCAGACAGCCACTGCGTGTACTGCGCGACCCGCTCCATAGCCGGAGTGACGTCTGTCTCCTCTACCAGCACCAACTCCATCCCCTCGGTCTTGAGGCCAAATCCCTCTTTGGCCGATACCAGAGGTGTCAAATTCTCGCCGAGGCCTGTGTACCGTTCGCGTTCCCTCTTGGACAAGGTACGCGGATGGATGATTTCCATTCCGGCAAGGTGAGCGTTCTCGTTCGCCTGAGTATCGCTCGACCACAAGACTGCCTTTTTCCCAAGCTTTGCCTCCATGACCTTGGCAACGGTCTCGTCGGGCGTCTTGCTGTCCTCAACTGCCGCCTGCACCCAGG